TCCGCACCAGCCGCCTCGACCAGATGGCCGCGCCCACCGCGTCCGTCTCGCTGAACTCGCAGAAAATCACCGGCCTCGCCGATCCTTCCGGGGCCAACGACGCAGCGAACAAAGGCTATGTGGACAGCGCCGTCACCAACCTCGTCAACGGCGCTCCCGAGGCCCTCAACACGCTGAACGAACTCGCCGCTGCCCTCGGCAACGACGCGAACCTCTCGACCACGCTGACCACCAGCATCGGCACAAAGCTCGCCAAAGCGTCCAACCTGTCTGACCTCACCGACGCGTCCGCCGCACGCACGAATCTCGGCTTAGCCATCGGCACGAATGTCCAGGCTTTCGATACCGAGCTCGCCGCCCTCGCCGGACTCACCTCCGCCGCCGACGCCCTGCCCTACTTCACAGGCTCCGGCACCGCATCCGTCACCACGCTCTCGTCCTTCGGGCGCTCCCTCGTGGACGACGCCGACGCCTCGGCCGCCCGCACCACGCTCGGCCTCGGCAGCATCGCCACCCAAGCCAGCAGCAATGTCAGCATCACCGGCGGCTCCATCTCCGGCGTCACGCTGAGCGATGTGACCATCGACGGCGGCACCTACTAACCGTCCACCCCACAGCGGCGGCGCGGTCCATTCCGCCCGCCGCTCCACGGGGCCGCCACTTAAAACTTAATTCTTAAAACTTAAAACTCCATCGATATGGCCAATGTCCTAATCCCCAAAAAATCCACCGTAGCCGCCAAAGTCCCCACCACCTCCGACCTCGCCCTCGGCGAGATCGCCATTAACCACGCGGACAAAAAACTCTACGCCCGCCACCCCTCGTCCGGCATCGTCCAAGCCATCGGCGGGTCCAGCGCCTACCTCGTCCAGGCTGCCTTTGCCTCGCCCTATTCCTACATAGGCCGCGCCCCCCTCGGCACCGCCACCACCAGCTCCGGCTGGGACATCACCCGCATCGAAGTCGCCAGCGACGGCTCCACAACCACTCTCAACGCCACCGGCGCATGGTCCAACCGCGCCTCCCTTTCCTACACCTAACCTCAACATATCCATATATGACCGCATCCGCACCCATCACCATCGAAGGCAAGGAATACGACCGCTACTCGCTGAACCTCATCGTGAGCGGCACTTACACACCAGAAGGCCAGCCAGACGCCTCTGTAGTCTGCAATCTCGTCCCCACACGCATCGAAGGGGACACGGTGGAAACCGCTCCGCAGCACGCACTCAACATCCGCCTCGGCAAGCTTGATCAAGCCGACGAGCCAACCCTCGCAGCCGTGACCGCAATTCACGCCGCACTCCAGCAATTCATCACCTCAAAAGGACTCTAATATCATGGCAACTCGACGAGCAGTAGCAACAGGCAACTGGAGCACAACCTCAACATGGAACGGCGGCGTCCTCCCCGGCAACGGCGACACCGTTTACGCAAACGGATTCACCGTCACCATCGACCAAAATGTGAACATAGGCGGAGCCAACAACCCCACCGTCAACGCCGGATCATTTGTCTCCGGCCAATGGTATGAGATCACCAGCGTCGGATCGACAAGTTTCACAGGCATCGGCGCAGCCGCCAACATAGTAGGCACGGTATTCCTCGCCACCGGAGTAGGCAGCGGCACAGGCCAAGCCCGCGCTCTGGCTACGCTATCCACCGCTACAAATACACCGGCAGGCGCGACAACGGGAGGAGGCGGATTTACCATGTCGGCCTCTTACAATCTGGATTGCGATCTGCGTGCTGGGACAACGGCCTGCCTGACCGTGACATTGGCCAGCGGAAACATAAATTTAACAGGATCAAATATAATAGGAGGCTCATCATCGACTACTTATGGAATAAATAACTCATCTGGAGCAACGGTGGTTTTGAGTGGTTACACATTAGTTAGCTCACAAGGAGCGGCTGCTTTTAATTCTGCCGCCGGAGTTTTAAATTTCACAAATTGCACATTAAATGTAGGAAATGGCGCAACTCAATGTGTGATAAATAATAATGTGGGAGTTTTAAACTTTACGCTATGCTCTATTTCTGGCGGAAGTGCCGGGTCGCAATGTGTCGTGAACAATAATGCGTCCGGATCAATAAATGTGACAAGCTCAACATTAAACGGAAGCTCCGTTAACGCAAACAGTCCAGCTATTGGCAATACTAATTCCGGTCCTATAAGCATTACAAATTCAACATTAAATTCCAGCGTTGCTCCCGCATTGAACCAAACAACCGCTGGGGCATTCACATGCGCGGCCTGCACATTCACAGCTTCAAATTCCGCCGCCGCAGTAAATTCCACAAACGCCAGCGCCACAAATCGTTTCAGCGGAACATTTGTTAGCTCCGCAAATGGAACGCAGCCCATAAATGCCACGCGTTGGATATTAAATAGCTCTCCAACAAACAGCTACATCCAGCACGCATTGGACGGCATCAACGCCAACTCCTTCGTCCGCTACTACACCGCCGACAACAACCTCAGCCAAGCCAACCCCACCGATGTCCGCAGCGGCGTGAGCTACGCCAGCGGCAACCTCACCGGCCGCCTCACCGTCCCCGCTCGCGGATCGGTGGCTCTCTCGGTCAACTACGGCCCCTCGATGCCATTCACCGCCACGCGCAGCGGCACCACCGCCACGGCCACGCTGGCCTACAGCTACCCGCTTGTAGTCGGCGACCAGATCACCGTCACCGGCGCATCGAACACCGAGTGGAACAGCACCTACACCATCGCCTCCGTCGTGAGCGGCACATCGGTGACATTTGATGTCCCGGCCACCCACAGCGCCACCGCAGGCACAGGGGCCAACATGCAAACCACCGGCACAGCCGTCCTTGATCCCACCGCCGTAGCAAGCGCCGTCTGGGGAGCCGCCACCAGCAGCCTCACCACCGCCGGGTCCATCGGCGCGCTCCTGAAAAACGCCAGCACCGTCGCGTCCACCGGCGACCAACTCGCCTCCGCCCTCACCGCCCCATGAGCCTCGAGCCCGTCCGCAGCCGACCCGGCATCCGGCTCCAGGTCGGCGAAGCCATCGCCGCCATCGCGCTCCTGGCCACATTTTTTTCCGCCAGCCAGGCATGGGTGATCCTGCCAGAAAAAGTCCGCGCCGTGGAATTCCGCTCCGAAAAGCAAGATGGCCGCCTGAGCGACATGGAGCGCCTCGCCGCCGAACGCGCCGAGACCCTTGCTCGAATCGACGAGCGCACCAAGCGCATCGAGGAAGCCCTCCGCGCCCGCTGAGTTTGACACCGTGGCCGTGTTTGCGGCCATGAAACCCGCCCTTCTTTCAATCCTCGCAGCCCTGCTCACCGGCTGCGTCACCATCCCGGTCCCGCCATTCGGCGAGTCCCGCGGCGCCCTCGGCGACCTCAAGGTCTCCGTCACCGTCCAATACTTCCCAAAAACCAACCCCCTCCAGTCCACAACCTCGACCGACTACGCGCTGCGAAAGCTCATGGAGTCGGCTCGCACCCTAAAAGACAAATGAAAATCCTCGCCCGCCTCTCCGAAAATTCCACCTATCGCGGCGCCATCTTCCTCGCCGCCGCCCTTGGCCTCCAGCTCAGCCCCGAGCACCAAGAAGCCATCGTCACCGCCGCCCTCGCCGTCGTCGGCGCAATAAATGTGTTCCGCAAAGGCAAATGATCCTCGCCTGGCTGAGTCGTTTAATAGGTAGGGATGGCTCGCCGAGCCGTCCCAAGCCTGTAACGCCCGCGCCCGCACAGCCAGCCACCGCCCCACTCCCCGTCACCGCCGTGACGAAACTCTACCCGCAAACCAACCGCCGCACCCCCAATGTGAGCGTCGGCCGCACGATCCGCCCCACCCACATCATCCTCCACCACACCGGAGGTGCCTACACCGGATCCGTCTCCTGGTGCCTCGACCCCGTCAGCAAAGTCAGCTACCACTGCATAATCGCCCGCAACGGCAAACGCACCGTCCTCGCCCCCCCCACAGCCCGCACCTGGCACGCCGGCGTCTCCTCCTGGCAAGGCCGCCGCGATTGCAACTCCTTCTCCATCGGCCTCGCCTGGGAGGGCGATACCTATCAAACCCCCCTCAGCGCAGACGCCATCCTCAGCGCCGTCGAATACCTCCTCCCTATCCTCGACGAATACGACATCCCGCTCACCCACATCATCCGCCACGCCGATGTCTCGCCCGGCCGCAAAAACGACTGCTCCCCCGCCGCCCAATCCGCCCTCCTCGCCGCCCTCCAAAAAATCCTAAAATGAAAAAACAAGCCTGGGCATCCATCGCCCGCGACCAAAGCGAAAAAGCGCACAAGGCCGAGACCGATTCCCTCAAGGCCAAAATCGACCAACTCGTCCAGGTCAACTCCGACCTCGAAAAACAACTCGGCATCGCCCTCAACCTCGGCAAAGCCAAGGTCAAGCCCCGCCGCATGGAAGTCTCCATGGCCGACAAGGCCGAAGCCGTCGCCGTCGCCCTCCTCTCCGATGTCCACGCCGAAGAGGAAGTCGCCCCCGCCAGCGTCAACGGCCTCAACGAATACAACCTCTCCATCGCCAAAGACCGCATGGAAAAATTTTTCCGCACCGTCGCCCGCCTCACCCAGATCGAGCGCGGCGGCGCCAAGATCGACACCCTCATCCTCTGGCTCGGCGGCGACCTTCTCAGCGGCATGATTCACGAGGAACTCATGGAGACCTCGAAAAAAACTCCCACGCAAATGATCCTCTGGCTCCAGGACCGCGTCATGGATGGCATTGAAACGCTCAAGCCCCATTTTCAAAAAATCCTCATCCCCACTTCCTACGGCAACCACGGCCGCGACACCAAAAAACCGCGCCACGCCACAGCCGCAGCCCACTCCTACGAGTGGCTCCTCTATAAAATCATGGAATCCCGCTGCTCCGGCGATTCCCAGATCGAGTGGCAAGTCGCCGACTCCTATTTCAACTATGTCGATGTTTTTGGAAAAACCCTCCGCTTCCACCACGGCGACTGGCTCCGCTACAACGGCGGCATCGGCGACATCTCCATCGCCGTCAACAAAGCCATCGCGAACTGGAATAAATCCCCCAACCGCGCCGACCTCGATATTTTCGGCCATTGGCACAGATTCCAACAAAATTCCAACTGGCTCTGCAACGGCTCCGTCATCGGCTACAACGCTTTTGCTTTGAGCATCAAGGCCAGCTACGAGCCGCCCACCCAGACCTTTTTCCTCTTCGATAAAAAACGCGGCCGCACCACCACCTCACCCATCCTTCTTTAAGCATGAACTGGAAAACCACCGTCAGCAAACTCAACGCCAAACACTACTCCTTCCCCGCCGGTTGGGACACCCGCGACACCATCGCCGCGCAGCTCGAATGCTCCCCCGACCGCGTGGACACCCTCCTCGGTCCCGGCCTCAAATCCGGCGAAATCGAAAAACAGCAATTCCCCGTCTGGGACGGCCGCCTTCACCGCAAAATCCTCGTCTGGGGCTACCGCCAGCGCTCCGCCAACGAAATCATCAAGCCACCCGCCAAAAAATCCACGCCCCCCGCAGCCACCGGCCCCATCAACGCCGAACTCCGCACCGCCGTCCTCGCCGCCCACAAACGCCACCCCCACATCCCAGGCCGCCGCCTCCGCGAATACCTCCCCCCCCGCCTCCGCCGCGCCTCCACCGGCGACCAAGTCCTCGAAATCCTGGCAAAGGCGTAGCACTCCCCGCCATGCCGCACCGCACCGCCCGGCTAAAAATTCGCGGCCAATGGTGGCGCCTCCTCCTCCGCCGCATAGCCCCCCGGCGCCACGGCAGCCACTGGCTCACCATGCACGGCGAGTGCAAATACAGCGACCGCGAGATCATCGTGAACCCCCAGTTCGACCCCGAGCGCACCACCATCCACGAAGTCCTCCACGCCGCCCTCCCCGACCTCGACGAGATCACCATCCTCGAGGTCGAGACCGCCGTCTGCGACGCCCTCACCGCCCTCCGCCGCCTCCAGCGTTAGTATTTGCAAATAAAGCGCATCTGGAAGGCGCGATCAAACACGATACGGGCA